CCGTCTTCGGCTCCTGGAGCGACTGCTGCTCCCGGAGCGGAGAGATCGTCGAGTGGCTCTCCCGGAAGAAGGCCGACTCTCGGTTCGAGGTCGCGTACTTCGAGGCCGAGGGAGCGGTCGACTCGTACGCCGCGAAGGGAGCGATGAACGTCTCGTACTTCTTCGTCCCGTTCCGCGGCTACGACCTCGGGCACGGCGTACTCCTCGCGGACGCCGCGAACGACGCCGAGATCGAGATCGTCGACGACCCTCGGGAGGTTCCTGTCGCCTAGACATCCGTCCGATAGTTCGTCTATAGTGCCCCTATCAGTTAGTCGACGGCACGGAGGCCGATACCGATGAACAGCACCGAGAGCAAGTACGACGAGCGGACCGCGACGGCAGTCGCGAAGATGCGGGCCGAGATCGAGTCCGGCGAGAAGGCGACTCTCGCGGCTCGGGTTACGGAGGCGAACGAGCACATCACAGGTCACCCGGATTGGCAGGTTCGCAGCGAGGACTACGCGCGGATCGTCGTCGTCCTCGGACGCTACGCCGGAAGCGGGAACCGCGCGGCCGACGACGCCGCCGCGATCCTCGCGAAGATAAGCCCGAACCTCGGGGAGCGTCAGATGATGAAGCAGATCGCTCGCGCGATCGCGACGCTCGCCCACAGCGATTGGGACGACGTCCGCTACCGGACGGGTCCGGAGTCGGTTCGCTACTCGGATGCGCTCCGTCCTCCGACCGCGGAGTACCGTCTCGGTCTCGCGATCCTCTGGGAAGAGATCAACTCGAAGCCGACGACCTCGACGGCGGTTCGCGAGGCGCAGATCGGATGGGTCATGCACGCTCTGCTCCAGGACGTCAACGTCCCGGTATGGGCTCCGCTCGTCCGGAAGGCGATCGAGCAGTAGCCTCGACGAAGTCGACGCGGTACGAGAAGGGCTCCTCCGGGAGCCCTTCGTCGTAGAGGGACCGAGTTCTCGTCTAGTCTCTCTCGTCGAGGACGTCTTCGATCTTCGCTCCGCTCGTCTCCGAGATTCGACGGAGCCCGCGAGGTAACGGTTGGCAGAGTTTAGGTTCCCCTGGCAGAAGTCGAGCGAGAAGCCCTCCGCGGAGGAGAGAGCCGAGTGGGGTTCCTCGGCGATCCCGCTCCCCGGTCTCTCGTACGTCTCGGCGACGAACCGCGTCGTGACGCCGGACGCCGCGGCCGGGCTCCCGGCCGTCTCCGCTGCGATCCGTCTCGTCTCCGAGACGATCGCCTCGCTCCCGCTCCTCGTCTACGAGGGCTCGGGTCCGACGCGCGGGAGAGCGTACGAGTCGGATCAGTACCGGCTACTCCACGACGCTCCGAACCGAGAGCAGTCGTCGTTCGACTTCCTCTCGGACGTTACGGCGTCGCTCGAAGGATTCGGGAACGCATACGTCCAGAAGGTGAAGCAGAACGGGCGGGTCGTCGAACTCGTCCCGCTCGACCCGGAGATCGTCTACGTCTACCGCGACCGCGAGACGCTCGACCGTCGATACGACGTCCTCGTCAACGGGAAGCGAACGACCGGGCTGACCTCCTCGGAGATCCTTCACATCCGAGGGATGACCCTACGCGGAGGGATCATCGGTCTCTCGCCGATCCAACTTCATCGGAACTCTCTCGGGAACGCCGTCGCGATGGCCGAGTTCGTCGGACGCTACTTCGCGAACGACGCTTCGCCGGGACTCGCGATCAAGATCCCCGGAGCGGTTACGTCGCAGCAGGCGAAGCAGATCCTGGAGGTATGGCAGGCGACCCACGGCGGCGTGACGAACTCGCACCGCCCGGCCGTCCTCGCGTCCGGCGCGGAACTCGACAAGGTGCCGATCTCGCTCGAAGACGCTCTCGCGGTCGAGGCGCAGAAGTTCTCGGTCCGGGAGGTCGCGAGGATCTTCAACGTCCCGCCGTCGCTCCTCGCGGCGGAGGGATCGGCGACCGCGTCGTCGGCTCATGAAGAGGCCGACCGCTTCCTGAAGTTCTCTCTCGCCCCCCGGCTTCGCCGGATCGAACTCGCTCTTCGCGCCGACCCGGATCTCTTCGGCGGGACGGACCTCTTCCCGGAGTTCCTCGTCGACTCGCTCCTTCGCCCGGATACCGCCGCCCGGTACGCGGCGTACCTCTCGGCGAAGCAGGGAGGGTGGCTTTCGACGAACGAGATCCGCGAGATGGAGAACCGCCCGCCCGTCGACGGCGGGGAGTCCGTACAGATCACGCCGGTCGGCGGTGCGCCGAACCCGGAGGAGTAGATGCCCTGGCACGTAGAGACCGATCATCCCGACTGTTCCGGGTACGCCGTCGTCAAGGACGAGACCGGAGAGTCCGTCGGATGCCACGAGACGGAGGAGTCGGCGGTCGATCAGATAACCGCGCTCGCGATCGCGGAGAGCGAGTACGAGGGCCGGGCCGTCTCGGACGTCGACCTGACTCCTACCTCCGAGATGAGCGACCTCGCCGCCCGCGGCGTCGCGTATTACGAAGACGGGAAGGCTGGTGACGGCGTCGTCGACGCGACCGTACGCGAGGCGCGAGCGATCGCCCGCGGCGACGCGGTCTCCCCGGAGAAAGTCGTGAAGATGCGAGCGTGGTTCGCTCGTCATCGACCGGACCTCGACTCTCCGAAGAACTCGAACCCGGAGAACGACGACTATCCCGGACCCGGCGCGGTCGCCTGGCTCCTCTGGGCCGGAGACCCTCTCGACCCGGACGGAGCCGGAGCCGCGTGGTCCGAGCGGAAAGTCGCCGAACTAGAGTCGGAGGGCTACCGCTTCGAGGATCGCGCCGAGGAGGACGAGCCCGGCGACGACGTCGAGGAGAGCGGGCTCTCGCCGCGGCAGAAGATCCTCTACGAGAAGTACGAGTGGATCGTCGAGACGCTCGGGAAGTTCTCGAAGGACTCCGGCCCGGACGGATGCTCCTACCTCCGCGAAAGCGAGAACCCGTACGAGACGAACTGCGCCGCCTGCCTCTTCTACCGCGACGGGCTCTGCGAGATCGTCGACGGCGAGGTCGAGCCCGGAGGGTTCTGTAAGTTCTCGATCCCCGGCGTCGACTCCGGGGAAAGCGTCGAGGACGACGACTCGGGTTACGATCCCGGCATGGCAAGCAGAGGAGAGAGCCCGAGCCCGGAGAGGTCGACGATCCGAGGCGGCGTCGAATGGCGCGAGTCCGGAGCCGGGAAGGAGTACCGGACGATCCGCGGATACGCCGCGATCTGGGGAGCCCGCTCCGAGGATCTCGGCGGGTTCGTCGAGACGCTCGACCGCGGAGCGTTCCGCGCGGCGCTCGAAGCGAACGCCGACGTCGCTCTCCTCTACAATCACGACGACGCGACGATCATGGCGCGGACGACGGCCGGGACTCTCGAACTCCGCGAGGACGAGAACGGTCTCCGGATCTGGGCTCGCGTCGACATGTCCGACCCGGACACGGCCCGCGTCATCGGCAAGATGAACGCGGGCTCCGTCTCGCAGATGTCGTTCCGTTTCTCGCTCGCGGACGGCGGCGACTCCTGGGACTCCTCCGGAGGAACTCCGCTCCGTACGATCCGCGAGGACGGGATCTCCCGTCTCTATGAAGTTTCCCTAGTTCCGTTTCCGGCATACCCGGAGACGAAGGCCGCGGTCTTCGACCGCGCTATCGAGTCCGGCCGTCTCCTCCCCGGAGAGGCCGATTCCGACGCCGCGCGGGAGAAGCCCGCGGACGTTCCCGATTCGTCGGTCGAGGAGGTCGACGGCGGTCGGAGTACCCGACGGACCGAAGAGGTCCGTCTCCGGGCTTCCCTCTGGGAGACCCGTCTCCGTAAGCATCTACGAAAGGATGGTCCCAGGTGAGCGACTTCACCGAGGCCCGCGCCGCGTACGACGCCGCCGTTGACGAGATGGCCGACGCCGTCGCCGCGCTTAGTAACACCGACGAGGACTCGGACCTCGACGCTCTCGAAGAGAGGGCTCGCAAGGCCGAGGCCGAGGTCGAGCGTCGCGAGAAGATCATCGAGCGGCTGGAGAAGATCGAGGAGGCTCGCTCTTCGGCTCCGGTCCTGACTCCCGCCGAGGAGCCGCGAGTCGCGGTCGTCTCGGAGGAGCGGACGTACCGCCCGGACGGGAGGACGTCGTTCTTCCGCGATCTGATCACGGCTAAGAACGACCGCGACGCGATGGACCGCCTCATGCGCCACCGCGCCGAGACCGAGGAGCGCGACGTCTCTTCGGCGAGTAACGGGTTCATCCCGCCCGTGTACCTCTCGCAGTACATGGTCGAGGTGCCTCGCGCCGGACGACCGTTCGCCGACGTGACTCCGAAGGCCGCGCTGCCCGCCAGCGGGACTTCGTTCACGCTCCCGAAGGTCGCGACCGGCGCTGCCGTCGCTGCCCAGACGGACGGCGGCTCGGTCCAGGAGACCGACCCGACTACCTCGACCGTGACGACGTACGTCCGGACCGTGGCCGGTCAGGTCGACATCAGTCAGCAGTTGCTCGACCGCTCGGACCCGTCGTTCGACGCCGTCGTCTTCCGCGACCTCCTGAACGCCTACGACTCGGAGGTCGACCGTCAGTTGCTCGTCGGCGCTTCCGGCTCGAACGAGCACGTCGGTCTGGCGAACGTCGCCTCGATCAACACCGTGACGTACACCGATGCCTCGCCGACCGCGGCGGAGGCTCTGCCGAAGATCTATGACGCGATCCAGAAGATCGCCTCGACGCGGTACATGTACCCGACGCACATCGTGATGCACCCGCGCCGGGCCGCGTTCTTCGCAGCCGGTCTCTCGTCGACGTTCCCGCTCTTCCAGCAGGGTGGCCTGAATCAGGCCGCGGGCGAGCAGAACGGCGGCGTCGTCGGAACGATCGCCGGGCTTCCCGTCGTCATCGACGCGAACATCCCGACGAACCTCGGCGCTGGCACCAATCAGGACACGATCTACGTCGTGCACATGCCGGACCTCGTCCTGATGGAAGCCGAGATCCGGACTCGCGTCATGGAGCAGCCGCTCTCTGACACGCTGGAGGTCCGCCTGCAGGTGTTCGGCTACTCCGCGTTCGCTTCCGAGCGGTACGCGAAGGGCATCGCAGCGATCGACGGGACCGGGCTGGTCACTCCCGCGTTCTAATGATCTCGTCGCTTTCCCCGGAGTCCGGTTCGCGCCGGGCTCCGGGGGACGACGCGAAGAAAGGAAACTCGAATGGCGATCTCGGAAGAGTCGCGGAAGCGGTACATCGAGGCTCTGCTCGAAGAGCGGGCCGCGTACGTTGCGAACAGTCTCGACAAGCGGGTCGAGGACGTCGACGCCGAACTCCGGAACATCGGAGCCGAGGGAGAGATCCCTTCCGCTCGCGCGGAGAAGCGACCGGCGAGTTCGCGTACGAAGAAGAAGCCCGAGACCCGGTAGCCCTCTCTCGTGGCCGCGTATGACCTGACGACGCTCGCCGCGGTACGCGAGACGCTCGAACTCCCGACGTCCGATACGACGCGCGACTCGCTGATCTCGACGCTGATCGCCGACGTCTCGCTCGCGATCATCCGAGAGGTCGACCGCGAGTTCGCTCCGGCGACCGCGTCGGCGACTCGGAGGTTCTCTCTCCCGTCGGGCTCGCTCGTCCTCGACCTCTCGCCGTACGATCTCCGCGCGGCGACCTCCGTCGTCCTGAACCCGGAGTCCGCGTCCTCGACGACGCTGACCGTGACGGAGGACTATCAACTGCTCCCGCTCCAGCCGAGGGACGGGACGTACCTCTCGATCCGCTTCGCCGGGAACCTGACGAACCTGCATACGTCGGATACCGCTCGGGACTTCGGCTACACGCTCGTCGACGTCGCGGGCTCCTGGGGATTCGCGACCGTGCCGGACGACGTCGAGCGAGCGGCGATCGTCGCCGTAACCTCGGCGCTCCGTCGCGACCTGACCGAACTCGCTCTCGCCGGGATCGAGGAGCCGCAGGCGATCGCACCGGAGGGTCCGGCGACACACGCTCTTCCTCCGGCGACTCGCCGCTTCCTCGCTCCGTACCGTCGAAGCGGAGGCGCGTTCTAGATGGCGTCGTCGACCGTCCCGGACGTTATCGACGCTCTCGTCGACGCTCTCGAAGCGAGGACCGGCAACCCCCATCAACTTCAGGGAGTCAGGGTCAACTACGGACCTCCGCTCCCGGACCCCGGACGCGAGTCGATAAACGTCCTCGGCGTCGAGGGCGAGCAGGTCTGGGCATCGCTCGGGAAACTCGCGAAGGACGAGGAGTACACGATCTCCGTCCTCGTAATCGTTATCCGCGAGGGTCAGCAGACGAAGGAAGCGGTCGCTCGCGCGTACGCGATCGCCGCGAACATCGAGGACGTACTCCGCGACGACCCGACTCTCTCCGAGAACTGCCGAGTCGCTTCGGTCGCCTCTCCGTTCGATCTCGAAGTCGGTGCCTCGGATACCACGAGATCCGCTTTACTTACTCTCGGCGTCTCGGTCGAGGCGCGCATCTAGGAAAGGAACACCCCGCCGTGAAGGTCGAGTATCGAGGACCGAACAAGTCCGTGGAGATTCCGCTCGGCGACGGTCCGGCGATCGTCGTCCGTCGCGGCGAGTCCGTCGAGGTCGACGACTCCATCGCCGCGGGTCTGATCGTACAGTCAACGTGGCGCGAGTCGAAGGCGAAGGCGATCGAGCCGAAGCCCGAGGCCGCTCCGGAGAAGGCCGCGAAGACGGCCGGAAAGGATAAGGGCTAATGGCTATCCGTTCAGGGCTCGCGGCGCAGATCGGTCTCGCCGCCGAGTCGACTTGGGGGACGTACGTTGCTCCCGATCACTGGTACGAGTTCAACGAGGAGGATCTCTCCCTCTCGGTCGAAAGGGTCGAGTCGGCCGGGCTCCGCGCGAACAACCGCGTGCTCCGTACCGACCGCTGGGCCGCTGGTCAGCAGCGGGTCGAGGGCTCGATCACGATGGACGTGCCGAGCAAGTCCTTCGGGCTTCTCGCGAAGCACGCTCTCGGCGCGGTCGCGATCACGACTCCGGACGGCGCGACGAGCACTCGCCTTCATACGCATACGCTCGGCGACCCGTACGGGCTCGGGCTGACCTGCCAGGTCGGGCGACCGGATTCATCTGGCACCGTGCAGCCGTTCTCGTACGCCGGAGCGAAGATCTCCGAACTTACCCTCTCGAACTCGGTCGACGAGATCCTCCAGGCCGAGATCGGGCTCGTCGCGCAGACCGAGTCGACGAGCGAGTCGCTCGCGACCGCGTCGTATCCGACGGGCAATCAGTTGTTCGTATGGACCCAGGGCGTGATCCAGATCGCCGGGGGGACGGTCGGCGTCGTAACGGACTTCGAGGTCACGATCAACAACGGTCTGAAGGACGACCGCTACTTCCTCGGAGCCGCGACCATGTCCGAGCCGATCATCGCGGACATGACGACGATCGAGGGCTCGATGACCGTCGAGTTCGACGGGCTGACGAACTACAACCGCTTCGTCTCCGGGACCGAGGCCGCTGTCTCCGCGCAGTGGACCGCCGCGACCGAGATCGAGTCCGGCTTCTCGCCGTACGTCAAGGTCTACATCGACAACGCTCGGTTCGACGGCGCGACTCCGAACGTCGGCGGGCCGGACGTCCTGACCCACGAGTTGTCGTTCAAGGCCGTGTACGACGGGTCGAACGGTCCGATCTCGATCGAGTACCAGACGGACGACACCGCCTCCTAATGGCTCGCGGCTACGTCGCGGTCCGCGGACTGACGAGACTGACGAAGGATCTCCGGTCCGTGGATCGCGGCCTAGCCCGCGAACTACAGAAGGATCTGATCAAGGCCGCGAGGCCGACGACGAATCTCGCGAAGACTCTCGCGCCGGTCGATACCGGAGCCCTCCGCGGCTCTATCCGGGCGATCGCTTCGCAGAAGCGAGTCGCGATCCGAGCGACGAAGCGACGCAAGGGATTCCTCTACGGCGCGGTCTACGAATACGGCGGGCGAGGGATGCGCGAGTACGGTCCCCGCGCCTACCTGAACCCGGCTCTCGACGCGACCCAGGACCGGGTCGTCCGCGACGTCGCGAACGCGATCTCGCATTACATCAACCGCTACGGTCTCTAACGGAGGACGGCATGAGCGTTATCGGAAAGATCTCGGTCAACGGCAAGGCGTACGACCTCGACGATCTCGAACTCGGCGAACTCGAAGCGATGGAGGAGTTCATCGGATCGCCGATCGGACAGATCGACCTCGGCTCGATCCGGGCGACGATCTACCTCGTCTATCTGATCAAGCGTCGGGACGACGCGGACTACTCGCTCGACGACGCGCGAGCCGAGAAGTTCATCTCGGTCAAGTGGGGAGACGAGGAGGACGAGAACGACCCTTTGTCCGAAAGCGTCGACGCGAAGGAGTCCGCGCCGACGGAAGGCTAAGGGCTCGCGATCTCTGGCGACCCGAGCATCTCGAACGGTGGGGAATCCGACCGTGGGAGTTCGAGAGGTTTACGCGGCGCGAGTTAGAGTTCCTCGGGGACATGGTAAAGCGGCAGAACCGCGAGGCGAAGAGGAAAGGACGTTAGGTGGCGACGAGGGCGCGGCGAGTCGAGGTCGTTATCGGTGGCGACGCTACCGGAGCGGCTCGCGCGTTCGGTGCCGCGGGAGCGTCGGCGCAGAGGTTCCAGGGGCAGGCGCAGCGGTCGTCGTTCGCGTCGACTAAAGCCTTCCGCGCTATCCGCGTCGCGGCGATCGGGATCGGAGCCGGGCTCGCGCTAGCGGCGAAGTCCGCGGTCTCGACCGCCGCCGAGTTCGAGACGTCGATGCAGAAGATCGTCGGACTCGTCGGCGTCTCGCAGGGGGCCGTCGACTCGATGAGCGACGGCGTCAAGCGTCTCTCCGCGCAGTACGGGAAGTCCGCGCCGGAAGCCGCGGACGCTCTCTTCTTCATCACGTCGGCCGGGCTCCGCGGAGCCGAAGCGATGGAAGTCCTCGAAGCCTCGCTGAAGGGCTCCGTCTCCGGGCTCGGCGAGATCAAGGACATCGCGGACCTCTCGACGTCGGTCGTCAACGCTTACGGGTCGGAGAACATCTCCGCGAGTCAGGCGACGGACGTCCTCGCGAAAGCGGTACAGCAAGGAAAGTTGGAGTCGGAGGAACTCGCCGGAGCGATGGGCAAGGTGATCCCGGTCGCAGCGAACATGGGAGTCTCGTTCGATCAGGTCGGCGGCGCGATGGCCGCTATGTCGAAGACGGGAACGAACGCGGACGAAGCGGCGACGCAACTCCGGCAGATCTTCCTCTCGCTCCTAAAGCCGACGAAGGAGGCTGACGAGACGCTCGCGGGTCTCGGTCTCTCCGCGGCCGGGCTTCGGGATCAGATCGGACGCGAGGGTCTCTTCGCGACTCTGACGACTCTGACCGAAGCCTTCGGCGATAACGAGGAGGCGCAGACCGCCGTATTCGGAAACGTCCGAGCCCTCGTCGGCGTCATGGATCTTATGGGCGCGGGCTTCGAGGCGAACAAGAAGGTGATGGACGAGGTCGCGAACTCGACCGGGATGCTCGACTCCGCCTACGCCGCCGTCGCCGATACGGGCTCCGCGAAGATGCAGCGGGCCGTCGCGAAGATGAACATCGCTCTGATCGAGTTCGGGAATCAGATCATGCCCGCCGTAACCGATACGCTCAACGGGTTCTCGAACCTCGTCGCGGCGATCGGACCGCCGCTCGGGAAGATCGCCGGAGCGATCTCGTCGGTCGGTCGCGCCGCGTTCGGATCGACGGCGGGTACGGCCGCGCTCGCGATCGCTCTCGGGGCTCTCGTCGCGACGAAGGCCGTCGCGTTCGTCTCCCGGCTCGTGACTTCGTTCCGGGCTCTCGCCGCGGTCCAGGCGACGACGGCGGCGATTACCGGGCTCTCGTCCGCGACGAGTCTCCTCGTCGGCGGCTTCGGCCGCGTCTCGGCGAAGACGGCCGGGCTCGCTCCTGGTCTGACCGCGGCGCAGGCCGGGATGACTCGGTTCTCCGCGGCCGGAGGAGTCGCGAAGCGGAGTCTCTCGATCCTCGGAACCGCGATGCTCGGCTTCGTCGGCGGTCCGGTCGGCGCGGTAATCGTCGGAGTCGGAGCGGCCGTGGCTCTCTTCGCGACGTTCGCCCGGCGTACCGACTCGAACGCCGCGGCGATGCAGCACCTAACGACGGTGACGAACGCTTATACGACCGCGCTGACGAACAGCAAGACGGCGCAGCAAGGGTTCGCGACGGCGAGCGACCGGATGATCGACGCGCAGATCCAGCAGAGGTCGGCGGCAATCGGCGTACGCGAAGCGGAGAGGACGCTCGCGCAGGCTCGGTCGGCCGGGGATACCCTCGCTATAGAACGGGCCGAGGTCGGGCTCGCGCAGGCTCGGAGGCAGTCGAACCTCGCGAACCGCGACGTCGCGCAGTCGCAGCGGGCGGTCGCTTCCTCGTCGGCGAACTTCGCTTCGGCTCTCGTCCGCGTCGCGTCGGCGACCGGGGATACCGAGAAGGATCTGAAGGATCTCGAACGGGCTTTCCATCCGATCACGCAGGCCGCGGCTCCGCAGGCATACGAGAAGTTCCGGAAGGAACTCTCGGCGATCTCGAAGTCGGGCCGGACGACCGAGTCGAGGCTAAAGAGTCTCCAGGGAGCGGCGGCGGATCTCGCGACCAAGGTCAAGGGGACGACTCCGGCCGCGAACGATCTCCGCGCGACGCTCCTCGGACTCGCGAACGCGGACGCCGGGCAACTAAAGACGTTCGCCGCCGACGTCGAGAACGGAGTCAAGTCCGGGAAGACGAAGGCACAGGCACAGAAGGACGCGATCGCGAAACTCCTGAAGGGAGTCGGCGACGTCAAGCCGCAGTTCGCGTCGTACGTCGAGGCGATCGAGGCAGGCGGCGAGTCGGGCTATAACGCCGCGAAGAAGTGGGCCGACCGAACCCGCGCCGCGCTGAAGAAGGTCGACCCGCGAGAGAAGGGCTCGCCGTCGATCATCGATCTGACGAAGGCAGGGTTCAAGGCTCTAAAGGCCGAGGTCGGAGCCGGGATGCTCGACGTCCTCCGCGAGACGGAGAAGGACGGGAAGAAGATCCGACTGACGATGAAGAACGCTCTCGACCCGTCGAAGATCCGGGACTACGCGAGCGGACCGGCGCAGGAAGCGTTCGAGCAGTTCCGGGAGTCGGTCCTCGCCGGAATCGAGACTACGGAGAAGACCGGGCTCGGCGCGTACGCCGACCGCGTCGGAGCCGACGGGCGGCTTATCGTCGGCCGGTTTACTGCGCTCTCCCGCGAACTCGACGGAGCGATCTCCGCGATCGACGGTCGTCTTAGTCAGGCGATCGCCGGAGTCGACGCCGGGCTTCAGAACTCGCTCTCGTCGATCGACGCGACGCTCTCGCGTAACCTCGACGGGATCGAGTCGACGCTAAAGGACCGAATCTCCTCGATCGAGTCGATCAGGCTCGGGCCGACCGCGGCGGAAGCCGAACTCGCCCGGCTCGAAGACGCCGGAGCCGCGGAAGATCTCTCGGCTCGTCGGACCGAAGCCGGAGCCCGTCTCTCCGAGGCACAGAGGATCGGAGACCCGAGGCTTATTGCAGAGGCACAGGCCGAGGTCGCGAAGGTCGAGCGGGAGACGAAGATCGCCGAACTCCGGAAGACGGCGGAAGCGGAGCGGGACGCGCGGGACGCGCAGGCCGAGATCGACCGGGCGAGCGCGGAAGCGGAAGCGGAAGCGGCGAGGCAGCGGGAGCAGGTCCGGGCGGAAGAGGAGAGGGCCAGGGTAAACGCCGAGGCCGAGAGGCTTCGGGCAGTTCACGCGGCGAACGCCGCGGCGGAACGTCAGCAGATCTCGGACGACTTCGAGGCGCGACGTCTTCTCCTCGAAGCCGAGAGGGAGAGCGACCGCGTCGCCGCCGAGGGAGATCTCCGGCGACTTCAGAATCAGATGGCGCGGATTCCGGCGATCCTCGCTCGCGGGAAGAAGCCCGCGCAGAATCAACTCGCGAAGATCTCGCGGCTCTTCGCCGTCTTCGGGAAGCAGGCCGGGCAGAACTACCTGAACTACCTCCGGAAGAATCTCGACGACCTCGACACCGTCGTCGCGCGAGCCCTCGCGAAGAAGGTCGAGCCCTACCTCCGTCTCGGCTCCCCGGCGAAGAAGGGTCCGCTCTCGAAACTCGACGAGTGGTTCTCGCCGTTCTCCTCGACGCTCTTCTCTTCGGTCGATACGGCCGGGCTCGCGAAGTCGTCGGCTCGCGTCGCGGGCTCGGCGCTTCCGTCCGGAGCGGCGGCGAGCGGCGGCGTAGTCGTCAACGTGACGGTCGACGGCAATCAGTTCGACGCGCGGGAGTTCGCCCGTCGCCTCGAACCGGAACTCGCCCGGATCGTCTCGGCGGCGTACTAGCCGATGCCCGTTCCAACGATCACGGTCGAGGTCGGATGGACCGACACGCTCGACGGGCTCGGCGTCGGCGACTTCTCCGGGACGTACGACGACGTCTCCGCGGACGCGAACGACGTCCGGATACGTCGAGGCCGATCCGACCGGCTCGCGGCGTTCCAGGCCGGGACCGCGGAGTTCTCTCTCTCGCGTCCGAGCAACCCGGACTTCTACAACCCGAACTCGCTGACCTCGCCGATTGCGTTCGAGTCTCCCGGCTTCGCTCCGATGCGTCCCGTTCGGATTCGCGCGGTCTACGACTCGGGCTCCGGCGACGTCACGTACGACCTCTTCTACGGGTTCGTCCGAACGATCGAGTGGGACTCGAACACCCGCGTCGCGAAAGTCTCCGCGGAGGATCTCTTCCTCTGGCTCTCGCGGACGAACCCGTCGTTCACGATCCTCGAAGCGATCGCGGCCGGAGTCGAGAATACGTCGGACGCGATCGGGCTCGTCCTCGATCGGGCGCTATGGACCGATCCCGCTCGTCGCGATCTCGACGCCGGAGGAGGAGACGAGGTCGACCCGACGCTCGCGTCGTTCGGATACCCGAACGGCGACAAGTCGGCGCTCGCGATCATCGAGGAACTCCTCGCCGCGGAGCGCGGCGTCTTCTTTATCGACGGAGCCGGGACCGCCGTATACCGCGACCGGAACGCGCGAGCCGAGACGACGACGATCGCGGCGACGTTCAATGCGGAGGGGCAGGTCGACGTCGGCTCGTCGATCGACCTCGACCGAATCACGAACCGCGTCCGGGTAACGCGGACCGGAGGCTCGACGGTAACGGAGGAGGACGCGACGAGTCAGTCGACGTACGGGATCTCCGACCTCTCGCTCGACTCGCCGTACATCCCGTCGTTCGCCGCGTCCGGGAATCTCGCCCGGTGGCTTATCGCCCGGCTCGCGACGCCGCAGGCTCCGGTCTCGATCCTGGTCGAGAACGATTCTCCGGAGTCGCTCGCGACCGCGCTCTCGATCGGGATCGGCGATCGCGTCGAGGCTCCCGTCGAGTTCGACGCATTCGTCTTCGGCCGGAGCGAGTTCGGCTCCGGGCTCTTCGGCGGGACGATCGGCTCGTATCACGTCGAGCAGATCGAGCAGACCATCTCGGGAGGAGGTAACTATCTCTCGACTAAACTCCTCCTATCGGCGCGAGGCGCGGACGGGAGTCAGTTACTCTTCGGGCTCTCGGAGTTCGGAGATCCGGAAGCGACGTTCGGCTACTAGGAAGGACCGATGGCTAAGGACTACAACACATTCAGCGACGTCAGCACCGGGGACGTCTATACCGCCGCCGCGCATAACCTGATCCTGGAGAACGTAGAGAACTACCGCGTCCCGCCGATGTGCCGCGTGAAGCAGACTTCCGGGGCGTCCATCGGCGATGCATCGAACATCATCCTCGCCTTCGACGCCGAGGACTTCGACACGGACGGGATGCACGACAACGCCACGAACAACAGCCGGATCACGATCAACACGGCGGGCGTCTATCTGGTGATCGCCAGCGTTCGCTACACGGCGGGAGTAAGCGACGACACGCGCATCTCGATTCTGAAGAATGGCGGGAACGTCGGCATCGACGAGCGCGGGCCGAATAACAGCCGCAGCGGCCAGCAGGTCATGGGCTATTACGACCTCGCCGCGGCCGACTACCTAGAGGCGCAGGTCTATCAGAACAACAGCGCGAACACGGCCCGGACGATTGACACGCCCTACACCTTCCTCTCGGCCGCGTGGATCGGGCAGGCGTCCTAGCCGTGACCTCCACCGACGTGACCCGCCTCTACGCTCTGCTCGACGAACTACGCCGCGAGCAGCGTAAGGATATGAACGCGCTACAGGACGAGGTCGTCGGCTACCGCGCCGACCTAAACGGACGGCTGAAGTCTCTCGAACTCGCCGAGGCGAAGCGAGAGGGAGAGGAAGACGGCCGGGGAAGTATCGGCCGGATGGTCGTCGCCGTCGCCGCGGTCTCCGCGTCGATCGGGTCGATCGTCGGAATCGTCGCAGCGATCCTCTAGAGGAGGTACGAGGATGACGGCAGGAGAGAGAGTCGCGAGAGCGGCCGAGAGGTACGTCGGAGTCCGGGAGAACCCGCTCGGGTCGAACCGAGGGAACCCGTACCCGGACCGATGGCAAGCACCCTGGGGGCTCGGCTACGGCTGGCCGTGGTGCGGGGCGTTCGCCGCCGCGATGTATACGACGGCGGGAGTCGACGATCAGAAGATCGCGCACCCGTCGACCGCGGAGATCTTCGCGCGGGCGAAGCGAGCCGGAGCGATCTACCCGAGGCCGATCCCCGGCGCGATGATCCTCTGGCCGGGCAAGCACGTCGGGATCGTCGTCCGCGATCTCGGCGGCGGCGTCTGCCTAACCGTCGAAGGCAATACGAGCGACTCGGTCGCCTACCGCCGCCGCGCGTACGGAGCGGGCTCCGGCGTCGTCTTCGTCGCTCCGCGAGAGGTCCGAGCCGGATACGTTCCGTCGGCTCCCCGCCGCGACTATTACCTCGAAGACGTCGCGGCGACGCCGGTTCTCCGCGGGCCGTGGAAGATCCGGTCGTGGCGCGAGCGGATCATCCGTCGGCTCCCGGCCGACCGGCGAGCCCGCGTTCGTCGCGTTCGCTGGAAGGGCGGCTACGCTTTCTACGACGGGCCGACTCGCGTCTATGGCCCCTGGTCGTCGAAGGCGAGCCGCGATAACGCGCAGCGAATCCTCGAAGAGCGACTCGGGCGGCGACTCCGTCCGTACTCGCGACTCCGGAAGACGGCGGCTCCGAAAGCGGAGTCGCTCGGGAAGACCACCTAGAAAGGAACTCGAATGAACCGCGTCTCTATCGGTCCCTCGACGATCGCGATGATCGTCGCCGCGCTCGCCGCCGCGACCGCGTTCGTCGTCGCCTGGGTCGAGACCGGAACCGCTCCGGCGTGGCTCGCCGGGCTCGCGGCCGGGCTAACCGCTCTGATGGCTCTCCTCCGTTCGTGGCAGGCCGTCCGCGCCGAGGAGCCGATCGTCGAGATCGACGACCTCGTCGACGAGGAGCCGATCGAGCCCGACGACTACGACGTCGTCGACTAGACCGCGATGGGTCTCTTCGACGAGATCGCCGAGGAGCAGAAGGCGACGACCGCTAACCGGTGTGTCTTCCGCCGTCTCCGGGAGGAACTCTCCGAGGAGGACTACGCGGACTTCGAGAAGGCGATCGCCGATACGACGATTACGAACGCCGCGATCTCCCGAGCCCTAAAGCGTCGCGGGATCAAGGCCGACCCGAAGGGGATCGGATCGCATCGTAAGGGGATCTGTGCCTGCTCTCGCTGACGAGTTCGAGTACGAGGAGCGGATCGCCGAACTCGAAGCGACGGCGACGCGGCTACAGCGTCAACTCTCCGCGGCGAAGGCGAAGACCTCCGATCTCGTCGAGGCGATCTACGCGGCGGCGAAGGACGCGGCGACCGTCGTCGGGACTCCGAAGCCCGTCGCCGTTCCGCCGCGGCGGAAGAAGAAGGGAGACCCGGAGGTCGCTCTCCTTCACCTAACCGATTGGCAACTCGGGAAGGAGACCGACTCGTACGACTCCGACGTCGCCGTCGCGCGAGTCCGGTCGGCCGTCGAGAAGACGATCCGGCTCGCGGAGATCCAGCGGGCGGACCATCCGGTCGAGTCGGCCGTCCTCCTCCTCGGCGGCGACCTCGTCGAGAACGTCTCGATCTTTCCGGGGCAGGCATACGAGGTCGACTCGACGGCGTTCGCGCAAGTCTTCCGGGCGTCGGGCGTAATCGAGGAAGCGGTCCTCTCGCTCCTCGGAGCGTTCCGCGAGGTCGCGGTCTACGAGGTCTCCGGGAATCACGGCCGGATCGGTCGGAAGGGAGACTCGCCGCGCGAGGATAACCTCGACCGGATCGTCGGGAAGATCGCGCGGGACCGGCTCGCGAATCAGTCCCGGCTCGAATGGCGCGAGCCCTCCTCCTGGTACGAGATCGTCGAGGTCGGGAACTACCGGGCGCTGCTCGTACACGGCGATCAGATCAAGTCGTTCGGCGGGAACACTCCGGCGTTCGGGATCTCGCGGAAGGCGACCGCGTGGTCGTCCGGCGTTACCGAGCCGTGGACCGACTGCTACCTCGGGCACTTCCACCAAGCGATGACGCTAACGATCCCGAACGGCGGGCGCGTCTTCATGACGCCGTCGACGGAGTCCGGGTCCGAGTACGCGCGGGAGTTCGTCGCCGCTCGGGGGAAGCCCGCGCAGCGACTTCACTTCGTTCATCCGGAGCGCGGGATCGTCACCGGCGAGTACCTCCTCTGGCTCGACTGATCGTTCGGACTAGACATTCGTCCGATAGGTGTAGTAGTGTTGTCGTCGTAAGGAGAACGACGCCACGGAGGGCGATACCGATGAAGATCAAGCACCAGACCAAGACCGGGAAGATCGAGACCAGGAACACCGAGCGCGACTACGAGTACGTCGTCGTCCGCCGCGTCACCGTCGACGAGACCGGCCAGACGCGGGCCGGGATTATCCGGTCGATCGAGCGTATCGAGGCCGACCGCGCCTACGCGATGGAGCACCGCGACGAGGCGACGACCGTCGGAGACAGCGACACCCTCTACGTCCGGCGCGGCCAGTGCGAACTCCTCTGGATCGAGGACGAGCGCTACGACAAGCAGATCGCGAAGGAGCAGAAGCGGCTCGCGAAGGCAGAGGCTCTCTGCGAGCAGGACGTCGTCGTCTCGTGGCACAGCACCGCGATCCTCGCGGCGAAGGCCGCGGATCAGATCATCGCCCGCGGGAACGTCGGCGTCTACGTCGAGGCGATCAACGGCGGCGAGCGGTAGACCGCGAGCCGATACCGCGCCGGGCCGACGGGCTCCCTCCGGGGAGCCCGTCGTCGTTCCGGGGTGGACTCGCGTCCGGCTCTTCCGCTAACGTGCTCGGACCTAAGTCGTACGGAGAAAGGAAAGTCGAATGAAGACCGATCGCGATCGGAGCCGCGCGTCCCGCGGGCTCCTCGGATTCATGCTCGGGCTCGTCCTCGCGAGTTGGCTCGCCGGGGACGTCGGGCCGACCGTCGAGGGACTCGGGAGGCTGCTGCCATGACCGAGCCGAAGAAGCCGATTACGTCGAACGCGGATCAGTTCCGGAAGACGACGCGGGACGGCCGCTCCTACTCCTGGGGCGACGAGTCCTTCTACTCGGTAACGAGTCAACTCTCCGCGCTCGGGAAGCCCTGGCTCGGAGCATGGGCCGCGAAGATGGTCGCCGAGTACGCCGTCGAGTACCGCGAGGAATGGACGACGCTCCCGAAGGCCGGAGCGATCCGGCTCCTGAAGGGAGCGCCGTGGGAGAAGCGGGACGCGGCAGGGAACCTCGGGACGGCGGTACACGACGCGATCGAGGCCGCGGTCCTCGGTCAGTCCCGGCCGGAGTACCCGGAGGACGTCGCTCCTCGGATGGCGCACTTCGATCGGTTCGTCGAGGACTTCGGCCCGAAGTGGCTCGCGTCCGAGGCCGCGGTATTCTCGCGGAAGTACCGCTACGCCGGAACGCTCGACGCGATCGTCGAGATCGGAGACGAGACGCTCCTCCTCGACGTCAAGACGTCGAAGGACGTCTACCCGGAGTACGCGCTGCAACTCGCGGCGTACCGTCACGCGGAGTTCCTCGGGCTCCCGGACGGGACCGAGGCCGAGATCCCGGCGACCGACGGCGCGGCGGTCCTTCACATCACGCCGAACGACTATCGGCTAATCCGGGTCCGCGCCGACGAGGAGATCTTCCGCTACTTCCTCTACGTCTCGCAATGCTTCCGCTGGATGCGCGAGACCTCGAAGACCGCGATCCTCGACGCGATCCCGGTCCCGGCCGCGAACGTCGCGGAACGGATCAAGGACGAGTTCGACGCGGAGGAGATCTAATGGCGATCCTCGACATTCAGCGGAGGTTCCACGAGGTCGGGCGAATCCGGGCGGGCGCGAAGTCCGACCGGGGCGCTCCGAAGAAACTCGAAACCTGGAGGCTGACCTCCGCGAACCGAGCCGCGCTCGAAGCCGCGGCCGACGTCTACGGCGGAACCGTCCGGCCGTGGGACGACGCTCCGACGCCGGGGCAGTACGAACTCTTCACGGAGGTCTCGGCGCTCGACGCGGTTATCCCTCCGACCTCCGAGCCCTACTCGCTCTGGTACGAGTCATGGTCCGGGGGAGGAGCCGACCATCGCTGCGACGGCGTCCGCGATCTCCTGAACGACGCTCCCTGCTCCTGCGACCCGGAGAACCGGCGCTGCAAGCCGACGCTCCGCGTCTCCGTCATGCTGACGAAGATTCCCGGCCTCGGAGTCTGGCGATACGAGTCGCACGGATGGAACGCCGCGACCGAAGTCCCGACGATGCTCGACCTCCTCGCTCTCGGCGCGAAGAACGGAGCGTTCGTCCCGGCGATCCTCCGGCTAGAGCAGAGGGTCTCGCGGAAGAAGGGAGAGGGGACTCGCCGGTACGCCGTCCCGGTGATCGACATACAGGAGACGGCGGGGGACTTTACGGCGACGATCGCGTCCGGCGATCCGATCCCGCCGCCGCGCTCGATCGCGAGCCCGGCGCGGAAGGAGATCGCGTCCGGGCTCGACGAGCCGCTACTCGTACCAGGAGACGAGGAGCCCGTCGCGGCTCCGGTCTACGCGCGAGCCGACGACCTCGGGATCGACCGGGCTCTCCTCCCGCGGATCTACGCTCTCGTCGCCGACCGTCCCGGAGCGTCTCTCGACGACCTCCGGCCCGACGAGGTCGATAGGCTCGTACGGTCGATCGAGAAGATCGCGGAGGATCTCCCGGCCGCGATCGCGAAGATCGAGGAATACGAGCGAGCGACGTCGGCGTTCGGCGACGCTCCCGAGATCGAGGAGGAAGCATGATCGCTCCGACCGAAGACGCTTGGCCGCGTATCCGCGCCGAACTCTCTCCGGCGTACGCCGAACTCGTCCGGCTCGTCGGCTCGCCCGACATTCGGACGGCGGCGTTCGTCGAGATGCTCGAAGCCCGCTACCGGAACGGCGAGCGTCTCTACCGCCGCGAGTGGCTCGACTGGGTCGACTCCTCCCGGTTCGATAACGAGGTCGTCCAGGAGATCGGTGACGGCGTCCTCTATATCGCGATGCGCCGGGTCCGGCATCCCGACGCGACGGGTCTCGCATGAGCGGGCGAGCGGCACTCCTCTTCTGGGCAGCGATCGTCCTCGGCTTCCTCCTTCTCTTCGCGTTCCGCGCGGACGGAGCCGGGAAGCGGCGACCCTGCTACCTCCACGAAGGGAAGGAGAAGGCTCTCTGCCTCGCCGCGTACCGGAAGCAGAGGAAGCGGGACGCGATGAAGTTCCCGCCGAACCCGACGCGCCGCGACGTCGCGAAGCGTGTCCCGGATTGGCGCGGCTTCGTCCGGCTCGGTCGGTGCGAGCAGCCCGGTTACTCGAAGTACGGCGACGGCGTTCGGTGGTCGCATCAAGGACCGACATGGGGTGGCGGGCTCGGCATCTACCGCTCGACCTGGTACGCCGCCCGGAGTCCCTACCGGCTCTGGTCCGGCGATAAGTGGGAGACGATCCTCGTCGGCGACGCGATCCGCGATCGCTTCGGGATAACGGCCTGGGGCGCCCACCGCTGTTTCTACGGGTAGGCGGGCGATGGGGATCGTCGACTCCGAGTGCATAATCTGCGGAGGCGCGATCCCCGGCTCGCCGCCGAATAGGTTGACCTGCTCCTCCGACTGCTCGGAGGATCTACGGAGGGTACGGAGGAAGCAGCGAGTGACGAGGATGCGAGGCGAGCGTTACCCGGCGAACACGGACGATCGACTCGCGGCTCCGCGTCGATGCGTAATCTGCCGATCCCTGCTCTCTCTCTATAACCGCGGACGCTACTGCAACTCCTGCTGGTCGGGCTTCTCCCCGGCCGAGCGACACCGAATCGGAGGTAACTGATGACGACGAACTACAGGCCGGTCATACTCGGTCTGGACGCGCAGGTTCCGGGGATCGGCTTCGGCGTCCTCGACGCGACGAACGGAGAAGCCCTCCTCGCGGGATGGACTCCGATTAGCAGCGAGGGCTGGTACGAGCAATGCGCGTACGCCGCTCTCTCGAAGGCGACCGTCTCCGAACGAGGATGGCTCGTCGCGCAGGTCGTCGTCGAGCGAGTCGGAGGCGGGCGAGGAATACAGTCGATGCTCCGCGTCGCGGACGCCGCGGGGATCGTCGCCGGTATCGCGACGACGATCTGGCCCGACGCTCCTATCTGGCGACCGACGCCGGGCGAATGGAAGAAGGGAGCCGGGCTAAAGGGGAACGCGAAGAAGGACGACGTCCGGGCTCTCGCGGTCGAGATCTACCCGGAAGGAGAAGACGTCCGGCAGGACGGGCTCGACGCTCTCCTGATGGCATACGCCGCGTACCGGGCGAACGTCGAGGCAGTCTCGTAACTACGACGGCACGGAGGCCGTAGAACGATGGAAGAACTGACAGGCAAGTGGCAAGGGTCGGAGATGCTCCGGCCGTACCTCGTCGCGATCGGCGATCTCCGGGATAGTCCCGGAGGCGGAGGCGACCCGGCTCGGGTCAAGCAGGCGCTCGTCGATACCGGACAAGTCCGTCCGGTACTCGTCGCCGAGAACGGAGTCGACGTCGTCGCGCGGCAGCACCTACTGACCGCCGCTCGCGAACTCGGCTGGACACACATCGCGGTCCGGATGAAAGTCGCGGAGGAACTCGTCGAGTCCGCGGATCAGATGACGTTCCTCGACGCTCCCGCCGACGGCGGCGTCTCGAAGGAACTCGTCGAGGCACTCGCGACGCGGAAGGGGGAAGCCGACGACGAGGAGATCGACGAGATCAACGCGGCGTCGAAGGACGCCGATCACGAATGGGTCGGGCTCCCGGAGTTCCTCCCGGCGACCGAGTCCTACAAGGTCGTGATCTCATGCGAGACGGAGGAGGACCGCGACGCCCTCTTCGACGTACTCGGGATCGAGACGATCCACAAGGGGACGCGGGGGACGCTCTCGGTGTGGTGGCCGAACCGCGCGAAGAAGGATCTCGCCTCGCTCCGGTTCGTATCGAAGCCGGAGGTCTCTCGATGAGCCTTCCGAAGTACCCGGTCTACGTTCCGAGCAAGAGCCGATACGACTCCGCGCTGACCGCTAAGTTCCTGACCCGCGATCGCGTTCCCTTCTACCTCGTCGTCGAGGAGCAGGAGTTCGACGAGTACCGGAGGGTCGTCCCGGAGAAGCAGATACTCGTCCTCCCGGACTCGAACCGCGGGCTGATCTTCGCGAGGAACTTCTGTATGGATCACTCGCTGTCGATCGGCGCGAAGAGGCACTGGCAACTCGACGACAACATCGGGGGAGTTCGTCGCCTCTACGGAGGCGAGCGTATCCCCTGCGACTCCGGTCCCGGCTTCCGGGCGATCGAGGAGTTCGTCGACCGCTACCGGAACGTCGCTCTCGCCGGGTTCAACTACCAGATGTTCGTCACGCCGACGTCGCCGCCGTACCGTACGAACGTGCACGTCTATTCCGGCACGCTGGTCAATAACGCGATCCCGCACCGGTGGCGGCTCCTCTATAACGACGACACCGATCTCTGCCTACAGGTACTCGCCGACGGGTTCGCGACCGTCCTGGTCAACGTCTTCATGATCGACAAGAAGACGACGATGACCGTGAAGGGAGGGAACTATACGGCGGAGGGTCCGATCTCGTATCAGGGAGACGGGCGGCTCCGTATGGCGCGAGCCCTCGAATCCGCGTGGCCGGGCATCGTTACGACCGGGTGGCGATGGGGCAGGCCGCAGCACGTCGTCGATTGGGGACGCTTCACGACGCCGCTCGAACTCCGGGACGACGTCGACCTCGCCGCGCTACCGGCCCGCGACGAGTTCGGGCTCCGGCTCGAAGAGGTCCGGCCGGTCGAGTCCGAGTATCTCCGAGGGCTCCTCGATAGGTTTCAGGAACAGCCAACGCCGATTACGGAGGCAAGGTCATGACCGAAGGGAACGCGAAGGATCGCGCGACGCTCGAAGATACGGAGAAGCATATGCTGGCCCGGTCGATCCCGGCACTCTCGGCTCTCCGCTCGCTCGTCCCGCTCGTCGTATCGTCGGCGCTCCCGCCCTGCCGGGAGATCCGAGGAGCGTACGTCCTCGACGTAGGGACCGGACGCGGCGACGCGGTCGCTCCGTTCGCGACGGCGGGTGCCAACGTCTTCGCCGTCGAGGAACGCGAGCCCGTTTACCGAGTCGCGAGAGATCGGTTCTCCGGATTCCCGAACGTCACCGTCGTAAACGACTTCGCCGAAGGCCATGCGAAGCGGTCGGCGAACGACCGCGATCTCGGACCGGCGATCCGATACGACGTCGTGCTCGCCGTCCTCGCGGTTCATCACATCCCGGTCGAGAAGCGTCCGGCGTTCTTCGGCGACCTCTACCGGATCACGAACCCGAACGGCGTCATCGTCCTCGTCGAGAAGATCGTCGAGCCGAGCCCGTACGCGGATCGGGTAACGACGACGGCGTACGAGAAGTTCCGGACGTCGACCGGGTTCGTTACCGAGTCGAAGATGAACCCGGTCGTCTTCCCGGCGACGCCGGAGGCGAACCGCGAGTTCCTCCGGTCGGCCGGGTACTCGGACGTCTTCTCCTTCTACCGGGCTCTCGGCTTCGAGGGACTCGTCGCGCGGAAGGCGACGTCGTGGTAGGCGACGACCCCGGAGCGATCGGCGCGGCGTCCGTCCGGGCTCCCGCCGCGCTAACGCTGATCCGCGAGAAGATCGCCCGAGGAGATCGGATTACCGCCGAGGAGGTTCGCGCGATCGAGGAACTCGAATGGCGACTGACCCGCGACTGTCATCGCGCGGCGGACGAAGCCCTCGCTCTCCTCGACCGGGGAGACGAGTAGATGCCCTGGGTTCGTATCGAGGCGACCGCGCTCTCGCATCCGAAACTCGTCGCCGTAAAGGGAGCGGGGATGCTCCTCTACCTCCGCTCGATCGGGTACGCGGCGAGTCATCTAACCGACGGGAAGATCCCGAAGGACGTCGTCCCGTCGCTCGTCGCCGACTTCGTCGACCTCGAAGTCTGGCCCGACCCCTGTCGCCGGGCTGTCGCCGGGCTGTCGCCGCGTAACGGCGTTTCAGATACCGTTACACCGTTACAGGGCGGCGACGTTACCGACGACGAGCGGAAGGCGAAGCGGGCTCTCGATCGTCGTCGGCAGCGGCTCGTAAAGCGTCTCGTCGAGGTCGGGCTATGGGAAGAGATCGCCGACGGGTACGAGGTTCACGACTACCTCGACTATCAGCCGACGGCGGCGGACTCGAAGGCCGCGAAGGACCGCGAGAGGGAGCGGACGAGAGAGCGGGTCCGGCGACACCGCGCGAAGAAGAAGACCGGAGGGCTGTCGCCGAACGGTCGCAATCCGGACGATGTAACGGTCACCACGAAACGAGTAACCCCTAAAGGGGTTACTCCGTATAGAGAAGTTTCTCCGACGACGCCGATCCCTTCGGGGGGATCGTCGTCGGAGTCGGCGGGAGAACTCGAACGGAAGGGACGGGCGGAACTCTCGTCGCTCGTCGAGCGTCTCGCGGCCGGGAAGAGGATCGACTAGACATTCGTCCGAGGATAGGAGTAGGTTTCCCGTATCAGTAGATCGAGGCACGGAGGCCGACGATGAACTATTACGCAGAGCGAGCAGCGGCGACGAGGGAGATGTACCCGCGGACGAGCGCCGCGTACTCCTGGACCGACGCGAACGGAATCCGATGGACTCTCGACGCCGACGGCCGTCGGTTCGCGTACGTCGGCGAGTACGCGATCCGCGAGGGGAACCGGAATACCGGCTACTCGGTGACGCGGGAGATCGACGGCGACGAGGTTCGGATCGAGACCGGGATCACGCTCGCCGAGGCGATCGAGGTCGCCCGACGGATCGACTAGACATTCGTCCGAGGATAGGAGTAGGGTTCCCCTATCAGTCAATCGAGGCACGGAGGCCGAGATGATTCTCATCAAGCACGCAGACGGTAGGACGACGGAGATCGAGACGGGGGTCTCGCGCGAGGAGACTCTCGCGAAGATCGCCGAGGCGATCGACGGGAACGACTGGGGATACGCCGAGGACCGTATCGCCGCGATGAACCTCGGTATCGACGGCCGCTCGACGGAGGTCGCGGAGATCCACTCCGAGACGCCGCGGCCGCTCGGAGGTACGCACATCGGCGTCATCCGTCTCGCTCCGTACATCGAGGTCGGGAGCCGCGTTCGTTACGAGCGGGAGATCCGAATCCACCTCGGCGGCGACTCGCTGAACAACCCGTCCTACGTCGAGACCGAGTCGATCGCCTACGCCGAGGAGATCGCCCGATGACTCGCGACGAGGCACGGTCGCTCGACGCCGGGACGACGGTCCGGTACTTCGAGACGGCGAGGAAGGGGAAGGGAGCCGCGCGGTTCGGGCGGCTCCTCTCGACGAGCGGCTACCGCTACGCGGAGGTCGAGTCGGGAGGCGGATACGGGATCGAGGCGAAGCGGTCGAAGATCCCGTACGAGGAGATCGAGATCTTCCCTCCGGCGCGGTCGGAGGAGAAGACGGAGAAGCGACTCGCCCGACGCGGGCGATAGGGAGAGAACGATGAACGACATCGAGACGATCGCGAGGTACGACCTCCCGTTCGGGACGGCGACGATCCTCTACCTCGGCTACGAGTCCGCGCCGGGGAGGTACGAGGTCAGTCACGAGAGGATCGACGAAGACGTGACCAGGACGTACGGGCTCGGGTTCTACGACGACCTCGACGACGCGGTCGCTCGCGTCGATCTTCTCCGGCGCGGTCAGGTCGAGGCGTTCCGGATCGAGACCGAGAAGCGTCGTCGGCTTCCGCGCCGTCGCCTCGGATGGGAGAAGTTCGAGGGCTACCCGTCGAACGAGTACCGGGCTCCGTCGGTCCGTCCCGGATTCGAGTTCGTCGTCTCGGCGCAGTACCGGACGGTGCGCCGGTACTTCCGGAACGGGAGGCCGAAGGCCGAGAAGATCGAGCGGTTCGGATGGACTGCCTACGAGCGCGCGATCGACGAGCGCGGGAGGAGCGTTCCCGGTTCGAGCCGCGCGGTCTATAACCGGATCGAGCCGGGAGTCAACTTCGACGACTACCGCTACGCGATCCGGGCCTGCGAGGAAGACGCCGCGGAGTACCGGGCGAAGTAACCGCGATGCCCTGCCGCGACGGACACGTCCTGAACTACGACCGGCGATGCCGCTTCTGCGGGATCTCCCTAGAGTTCGAGGCGGCGGCGATCTTCGAGAGAGCCGACGAGGAGACCGACGAGGAGACGACCGAGAACGACGACGACGATCTACGCGAAGCGGCGAGTCGCCTTGCCCGGAGTATCTGCTCCTCCGGGCTCGACTAAGTAACCGCCGAGGAAGCCGACCGACTATCTCCCTTCATTGGAGTCGGAAGCGGCTCCCGAGTTCGGGCTCCGGGGATCTCCTCGGAGCCCGTTCTCGTTCGGACTAGACATTCGTCCGACGGTCGGGTTATACTTCCCCCATCAAGCAATCGAAGCCACGGAGGGCCGAGAGATGAAGACCGCAGAGAAGATCGAGATCGCCTACCGAGTCGCGAAGAGCGTCAGCCGCGAGCACGCCGACCTCCTGGAGATCGAGGACGACGGCGAGATGCTTACGATCATCAAGAACGACCCGACGGGTCGCAACACCAGCGAGTGGACGATCTGGGTCGATAAGACCGCTCGCCGTCAGGTCGCTCGCGTCTACGTCCCGAGGACCGGCTACGAGGCGGCGATCAACGCGGGAGACGCCGACTATGTCATCGTCCTCGACTCGGACCCGGAGACGGTCGTCGAGCGGACTCGCTCGATCAACGCGCACGACCGGAAGATGAAGGACTACCGCTACATCGCGGCGTAGGAACCGAAGGAACCCGGCCGGGCAATCCCGCCCGGCCGGGACACGTCGAAGCCACGGAGGGCTAGACATGCAGAGCATCACGAACATCGAGAAGACGACGCTCCCGGCGATTCGCCGGACCGACGAGGTCGTCGAGAAGAGGGACGCGGCTCGCCGCGAGATCGCGGAGATCGTCGCCGGACTTAGCCGCGCGGAGATCGGGATCGTCGCGTCGGCCGGTATCAGCGGGACGTCGCTCGACGGAGTCGGCGGCGCGATCTACTTCGACGGGTACTCGGTCGACAAGGGTCGCTTCGTCGGCGGGACTCGCCGCCTCTCGGACGCGGCGCGGGAGAAGGCACTCCGCTCCCTGATCGAGAAGGGACTCGTCCGGATCGAGGGAGCCGCTCCGCGGAGGAACGAGATCCGACGGTCGGCTCGCCGGGTTCAGGGAGACCTCGTCGGCTACCGGTACGGGCTCGGCGCGAGAGAGTCGGTCAATAACTCCGGGCTCGGTATCGACTCGGACGGCGACGTCTTCGAGGCTGGCCTCGGGGCAGCGGTTACGTCGCAGCAGTACGCGGTGTGGTACGTCCGCTCGCTCTTCGACGACGAGATCGCGCGGCCCGGCTGGTGGGTCGGCGCGCGCCTGACCGCGGCCGTCCGCGTCGTCCTCGCCGACTCGCTCGCCGAGGCGATCCGGACCGAGGAGATCGCCGACTCGCTCCTCGACCAGGTCCGGATGATCGGGTACGACGTCGAGCGGATCGAGGACGTCGAGGTCGCGGAGATCATCAAGCCGGAGCCGGACGATCTCTACAACGCGGTGACGGGAGCGTTCGCCGGAGGAGTACGTCGCATTGATCGCTCGCCTGACCCGTCGGATCGAGATCGCGAACGCGAAGATCGAGCAGGTGACCCGATGATCCGCGTCGTCGTCGAGCCGACGATCGAGGACGGCGAGGACTTCTGCGACGTCGCGATCACGTTCCTCCGGGACGGCGAGTATCCGGAGAGGACGGTCGGCCAGGTATTCGAGGGACGATGGATCGAGGCTCTCGTCTCGATCGAGAAGGAGTACGGAGACGAGATCTCCGGGGTCATAGTCGAGTGGGGAAGGAGCGAGCGATGACGAGGCGCGACTACGAAGCGATCGCGAGCGTCCTCTCGAAGATCGGGAGGTCGTACGCGAGGGACGAGGAGGACGGGCTCTCCGAGCGCGTCCCCTGGTCCGAGGTACTCGACGGAGCGATCCTCGATCTCTCCGAGAAGTTCGAGAAGGAGAACCCGAGGTTCGACCGCGATCGGTTCGCGACCGCCGCGAGGAAGGAGTGGGGACGATGAGCGAGACGATCGTCGACGGGCTCGTCGAGGTCCGGGCCGCGCTACTCGAACTCGCGCCGCTCGTTCACGCGGAGCGGCCGGAGCACCTCGACTGCGGAACCTGGGGAGCCTGCGAGCCCTATCACGACGCGATGGCCGCGGTCGTCGGAGTCGCGGAGGGTCTCGGGTTCTCCCGGACGACGCTCGATCGCCGGGCGGTCGAGCGGATCGCCGATCGGATCGACGAGAGGACCGCCTGGTGACCTGCGAGACTTGCCGCGACGCGCGGACGAAGAAGGACGCGGAGCCCGCGAAGCGGACGAGGGAACTCCTCGACGCGGTCGGCGGGGTTCCGGAGTACGCGATCGCCGAGATCGTCGCTCTCGTCGAAGAGAGCGAGGAGGCCGCGCTCCGCGCGTGGCTGATCGTCGAGAGGCAGGACGAAGTAATCGAAGAACATCTCGGACCGGAAGCGGTCCTCGACACGGAGGTAGGGCTATGAGGTACGGATGGATCGGTATCGACGAGGCTATCGAGATCAGCGACTGTACGGATACGACTCTCCGGGAGTACGCGAGGATCGGAATGGTCGGGTCGACGATCATCAAGGGCCGGAGGTACTTCCGCGCGGAAGATCTCGCTTCGCTCGACGAGAGGTATCCGCGCGGGGAGTCAGGACGGAGGCGGCTCCCGACTCCGACGCGGAAGACGGCCGACCGATGCATACAGATGAGAGAGCGAATCGACGGGAAGACGACGTACTACGTCACGGTGTACGTCGCGAAGGAAGCCCGGCGCCGGTCGTTCCGTTCGCTCGACGCCGCTCGGCGTTGGCGGGATAAGCAGTACGAGATGAAGGAGAGCGAGCCCGTAACGAAGACGCCGAGCGAGAACGATCCGAAGCGATCGTTCTTCCGTCGGCTTCTCGATCGTCTCGCTACGACGACTACGACCGAGGAGGCGACGAACTGATGACGCCTAATACGAAGACGGCGACGGCCGAGATCCGGAAGATCCGGAAGATCGAGGAGAAGTACCAGGCGACGAAGGAGGAGCGACGGTCGGCGATTATCGAGGCCGTCGAGTCCGGCGTCCCGGCTCTCGCTCTCGCGGAGGCGACGGGACTCTCGCAGTCGGCGATCTACAAGATCGTCTCGCGAGCGACCGAGAAGTCCGCTACGGTTCCCGTCGGCCGCTAGTCGGCCCGGTCTAACCTCCGTGCGACCGACGAGAGCCCGGCCCGTACTCGCGAGAGGCGGGACCGGGCTCTCGCTCTTCGGACTACGATCCGATCGACGGAGAAGGGAGCGAACGATTCCGATCTCGACGATCTGCCTCGACTGCGGAGACCTAACGACCGCGCCGACCTCCGGCCGCTGCCCGCGCTGCCTGCCCGCCTATCGAGCGAGGGTCGCGAAGAGGCGACCGAAGGACGACTCGAAGAGGACCGAGCGCGGGCTCCGGGTACGGGCGGAGCATCACGCGATCGTCGGTACTCGACGGTGGCGGCGTACCGCCGAGGTCGTCAAGCGGCGCGACGGCTTCGCCTGTGTCGCCTGCGGATCGTCCGA